CCAATGGCGGCGTGGGCGTTAGTGTACAGCCATATAGGTCATCAGCAAAGAACGTAATGCCGTTCCCCATATACAAACCGTCCGACTTCCTGAAAACGTAGTAAACCATAACACCCTCACAGCTTGTTAAGATAGGGGGAAAGCTCCTGCCCGCCGCCGGTTCCATAGGTCTGAATTTGCAGGAAGTCAGTCTTTGTTGATGCGCCAAAAAATATTTTTCCGTTAGCAGACAGACATCCGAAAGTGTACTTCGTTGATCCCGTTAGTGTTGCACCCAACGCGCTGCGGGTGGCCGTTCCGCCGGGAGTTATGATGAGAATATCGGTAGCGTCCCTGGGTGCGCAGTAAATCTTCCCGTCATTTCCCAAAACCGCTCCCGTGAATTTGTTGGAATCGGAAAGCGTGGCGCTCATTGCCGATTTTGAGGCAGTCCCTGCTGTCGGGTTGATAATCAGTATCTGCGTGTCACTGTATGGTGCGCAGTAAATTAGCCCATTCCCGCCAATTGCAGAACCCTGCCATTTTGTTGTGCCTGTTAGGGTTGCCCCCATAGCCGACCTTGTAGCGGTGCCGTTCACTGTGTCGATTATCAAAATGTCAGTAGAGTCCCTTGGTGTGCAATATATCTTCCCGTTAGGCGCAAGCGTTCCCCCGCTCCACTTTTGCGATCCGGTGAGGGTAGCCCCCATCGCAGACTTAATGGCAGTTCCAGCAGAAGGGTCGATGATGAGGATCTCGGTCGCAGTGTGTGGGATGCAATAGATTCTTTCGCTGAATGGCGAATATATAGCCCCGTACCATTGCCCGCCGCCTGAAATGGTTAGCCCGAAGTTTGTCGTGCTTGTTGTCCCTGCCACCGTGTCAATAATCAACACATTGGTATCAGTAAAAGGGGCACAATATATTTTCCCGTTAGGCGCTAATGCCCCACCTATCCACTTGTTAGCAGTAGCCCCCAACGATGCCCCCATCGTGCTGGTTGTCTCTGCCATCGGGTCGATCACAATTACGTCCGACTCGGTAGAAGGGGTGCAATATAGAAGTCCGTTAGGTGCGGCAATCGGGTAGCTAGGCCCGGTTATCGTTGCGCCCATCGCGCCAGTTGTGGCAGTGGCCGTTGCCGTCTCTTCCCACAATGAAGCAGCGTCCGTTATATCCTGGGTCTCCGGCCATTCCGCGAACATTTCGGGGTAATTAACGACGCTATGCAGCGCAGAATACTCTCCGTCCGTTAGCGCACGGTCTACGATAACAATCTCGCCGTGGTTGCGCTTGACTAAAGGGGTCGCGCCGATGGTTACACCTTCTTGATAAACTGTTGACCCGATCTTCTCCGGCGAGGCCAAAACAAACGAACAGTCAGCCCCTAACGATGCACCAAAGGTAACCCCGAGCGCTCCGGTAGATCCCGTGTATTCGATATACTTGTAGCCGCTTGTGGTCTCGGAAAGAATTGCCGACGTAGGAAACGCATGGTTACCGTTGCCGCTCTTATCATCCATCTTGGCAACAGTCTGCCCAACTGCCGTGACTGGAGTGGTACCTCCGACATTCTGCCACAATGTCGAGAGATCAGACGGGTCATACCATGCGCCATCCTCACCGCCGCCAAACAGCGTAGCTATTTCGAACACCCCACGAAACACAATGTACGGAGACTCCCAGCTATCAAGGCTCGACCTTACAGCAGTCACCGTGGCCCTGATATATTGCGCATCCGGATAGGAGCTGCCGGTAATATCAGCACTTGTCAGCGCATAGGTTGACGCGCTGGTATTGTCCGAAAGGATGGTGCCTAACAGGGTCATATTAATATCAAGCCCCTCGAACAGTACGTCATAAGTAGTACCAACCTCAGCGGTCTCGGCAGCATCGAACCAGTCAAGGATGGCGCTACCGATATTTCTTAGCCGATTCCTCGCGCTCCATGTAACATCAACCGGATATGTCTGCGGCGCGGCTGGGTCTGGCTCTGCATCCCCATCCACCTGTAAGTCAGCCACTGGATAAGGCCGTGCGGCGCGTCCGACCATTGTCACTGTATGCGTTGTCGCATCGGCGGCAGCAAGAACGGCCCCTGCTGTGGTGGTTAGCAGCTTCACGTCCGGAGTGTCCGCGCTAACGTATTGTGTTTGTGTTACGGTGTAATCTTCCCCCAGGAAAAGCACCGCGTCGCCATCGCTATGCAGCTTCGGATAAGTGTCGAGACACCCTCTGCCGACAGTTAGGACTCCGGTTCCGGTATTGATACCGTCAACCCGCAGGAACTCGCCGGAACAGTAGCAGATCGATCCCGTGGCTACTTCTGTGATATCCAAGCTCCAGTTTGTAATAGCAAACGTCGTATCGCTGATAGCAGTAATATCACCATCCAGATACGCAACCGGACAGAATGAGGCTACCGCAGTATCTACCCCGTCCTCTGTAATAACAGCCTCATTGCAGCTAGCTGGGTTAACAGCGGATACAGAAACCATACCCATGGTGGGAGTGCCAGCAAGCCAAGCGTTAGCGGTAGACTGCCCGTATGCCTCTGCCATCAAATGATAAGGCGACTCCTCCACAAAATAATCAGCGACATCTTCAGGCACGACGTAATCAGGTTCGATCTGCTCAACCACAACCCCGAAAGAGTCCATGTTGAAAACATCCTCCACCGCATCTATTTTCACAGTGTTATCGGTAGAGGTTCCATAGGTGATTTTCTGCACCCGCATTACGACGTTTGAAAACTGGTCTATGTCCAGAATGAAAACATCGCCTGGAGCCAATACGGCAGCTTCCCGCGTGCATGATATTGAGGCATTAAGCAGAGGTGTAGACAACGCGCGAAGGTCACGCAAAGCAGCACGCGCAGCAATCTCCCCGTTTGAAAAGCTGAGGTATTCAATCTTCTCATCAACTACCGCGCCCATGGCTGAAACCAGCGCATGATCCTGTGCCGTTGTTGTTTTTATAGCTCGCGCTTTGTAGTCGTAATAGTTGACCGTGATCGAATTAACAAGCTCTGAAAATGTTGGCCTCGATGCTTTATCAACTCTGATAATGTTGGTTTCATCAAGCGTTAGAAGCGTTCCGATATCATAATCATCCCGGATCATTTTCAGCTTGAACTTTCCGGTAGAGATATCGGTGTATAGCATACCGCCGCAATGGTCTAGCACGTCGGCTATTGCTTCCTCAATACTTCCGCGAGTCTCCATAACAAGGGATAGCCCCATACCTTCGCTGTAGCAGATATCGGCCGCCGCCTCGAAACTAACGGAGTCAATCTCCGATGTATCGGCACCCATGCCGTAGACAGGATCAGTTAGCAGCTCCCGGATAATATGTACCGGGTTCATGTCGTTTTGGTGCGTGCTGTAAATCTCTAAAGATAGCCCTCCTGTATTATTCGCCCTGCTCCCAGATGCCTCGGTGATATCTATGTAAATGTTGGCAGCACTAAAGCCCTTGTTTACCACGATTATCTCGTTAGCAAATGCAGCTTCCGCCAAGGCAGCGGATGCGTAGGTACCGCTCCAATAGGTGTCCGGCGCGAACAGTGTCGAGCCAACGTAGACGTTGAATTCATTCTTCCACGTCGTTCCGCCGTCCGGACTCCATGCCTGATAAGTCAGTCCGGCAGGCTTCTTGATAATGTACGTTTGCAGGTGGGAGAGCGAGTTGATAACGTCCGCAGTGGTTTCAGTAGCAGGCTTTGCAATGTCAGCAACCGCAAGCTGGTAGGTTGTATTTACCTGAGCTTTCGCGTCATACCACTGAGTTGAGTCGTCATAGGTTTTATGAATGCGCTGAACCAAAAACGACCATGGGCGAATATATTGCGAGTTGCCAAGATAACACTGCTTTAATACCACACTCATCACGCCGCGAAATGCCGGAATATCGGTAGTTATCTTTGATTGCAGGTATGCGTTTTGCGCTTGGGTTGGCTCGCCGAAAAGAACATCTATCAGCCCAGTTATCCCACCCTCGCTTGATTTACCACCGAACAATAGCGGTGAGAAGGCCTCAATTTCCGCAGAGGCAAAAAGGCCGGAGTTGAGCGGGATATCAGTATCAACCACGCGCCCATCTGAATAGATTTCCCGCAAGTAATCGCATACCCCATGGCATATAACCATGTGCATCCCTGCATAATAGAAAATGCCGCCACCCTGCGAAACGTAGGCTACGTTTTTTCTATCGCCAACCCAGACAACGTTGGGGGCCTTAACTTCTTTAGTCCCGAACACTACCGGAATCGGTCGGCCCTGCTCTGCCGTAGGGAATTCAAGCTCCCCAGGCTTTTGCTTTTGCGTGCGCAGCTTTTTCCGTATCGCATAGCTAACGATAACCGAGGCGACAAGGGATATGAGTAGATTAAGCCACATTATTCCAGCCCCTTATCGAATGGGTTATTGATCGGTATGTATGGAAAGCCGCCGTAGTTTTCCACGTTGCTTTTTGCAATGCAGGTGGCCAGTGATCTGTCGCACCCTTCGTACAGGCTAACTGAATCGGATGCCGCAAGCCCGTAGAGTGGGCGAATCAATGTTAGATCATCGCCATCATGCAGCACGATGAAACGCTTATAACCACCCTTGTCTATCTCGCCGCCGGTAAGAGCGCCGGATGTTATTCCATGCCCTGCCGTTAGAGTCACCACGTTCCCATCTATCGAGTCGACAGTACCGGTATAATCAAAATCTCCACGAACCAAGCCGCACCCGGCAGAGTAGACAACATGGCGGCAATTCACTTGATACGTCGCCATTAGGCTAGACCTGCCCAACCGCTTCATGGTCGATTCGCAAGTAAGAGTCACCGACCTATCCGCAAGGTACGCAGATGACACCGATCCGCTCCATACAACAGGCATATCCTCTGCGGGGTCTACTAAATGGGCTCGGTAAACCGTCACCGTGCAAAGATCATCTGATGTATCAGATAGGAACTGCACAGCGAATGCGTTAGTCTGCGGGAATGTCAGCTCTAGCGCGTCCTTTATCGGGTCTTGCGTGAGAGAGAATTTCCCCGGCGTGATCTGTGTAGCAGTCCACGTCTCACCATCAAGAACAACGTCCGTGGAATTAATCGTCATGCGCCAATCTGTAGCACCCTTCGCAAAATGGAACAGCAGCGTAGGCGCGCCGGATTGTGTTGCTGTGTCGTAAGCGGTATAGGTCATGGCTCTGGAATCTCAATACAAGGAATTTGTATAACGCCCAATCCTGGCCTATGGCTAACGTCTATCGAATCGGATGCGAAGCGGCTGCACAGCAAGAATGATATACGCGCCACGTTTGCTTGCGTTAGTGACAGCGTGGAAGTCATAGTCAGGTTCACGATATTGCCAGATGGTGTCGCCGCCGTTACCCTGCGGAAATAATGCACACCGGACGTGCTGAGAATATCCACATCAATCGGGAAATCAGTCCTGATATAGTCCTCTACCGGTAGCGTCGTGCCGCTAATGTTACCGGCTATTTCAAGATCATCGGCTACCGTCGATAACCAGAACGCTTTCTGCCTGCCCTTTCTGGTATGAACCCACTTGATCACCGTGTACATTTCCGCCATATCCAGATGGTGCCAACGGATCGCAAATAGATTTTCAGGAACAGTTCGGCGCTGAATATATTCAGGATTTGCAGTACCGTTGTCGAATGCAGCCACCTCATAACGGATAGACTCTGCGAAAGAGCCGCCAATCTCTATGATCTGTGCATCCACCAGAACATCCATGCCGCGATATTGTTCGTAATACTCTGGATATACGGCAGCCTGAAACGCGGCCAACATGTCGGCAGGATCATTACCAGCAACCACAGGAACGCCATCTACTGCGGTATCGTCAACTATTGCCGTATATGTCGTATCTACTAGATCAATATTGATTCCATAGGTTTCAATCGGCGTGGCCACAGTATCGAGAATATCCCTAGCATCCTGTGCATTCACGGCTGGATTGCTAGATGGAACCCCGTCGGTTACAAATAAAACCACGCCTTTCTGATATGGCGTAGATGCAAAGAATGTCGGCGCATCCTCTGTCCCTTTCGTAAAATCAGTTCCGAGTGTGGTTGTTAGTCCGTCTATGAAAGATTGCAGGCTGGCGATTTTTGTAGCGTCAACGCTGGTTTCTGTTTGGCTTGTCTTCCCTGAATCCCATCCAACCACCATAATATCAATATCGGCCCCGTACTCTTTCGCGGTTTCAAGCACATAGTCCAGCGTATCAATTAGCGCGGCTTTAGCATTATCAAGCCGTGTTATTCCACCGCCCACGTCGGTATCCATTGAGACTGACGTATCAAGCGCGATATACAGCAGCACTTTCCCGAAAGCTGAAGCATCGATATTCTCATCGATCTGGAAATCAGCAGTTACTCTCCTCCATGGCGAAGCGTCACGGCTTGCTGTAATCCCGTTAGGCAGCTTTGCAGCAAGTAGAGGCATCACAAGAGCGTTAGTATATGTTCCAACTACGTTATCCAATTCAGCGTCCGTGGCGGATATGGCGGTAATCTCTACCTGCTCATAGCTCTGGTCGTTCTGCCAGATAATCGCTTGGCTGCCGATCTCTAATTCTGAGGAATTAAACGCGCCGCTAACGGTAACAGGAGTGCCCGCCGCTATCGGGCCTACTGATACGATCTGCCCCCAATGGGGGATAAGAAAATCCTCCTCAGTCCTGATAATCGACTGGGCCTCTGCATAGCGTAGGGCCGCCATGATGTGCGTAGCAGCAAAGGAGCGCCTTGGAATGCGCCTGAGAGCGATTCTCTGCTCTGCTGCCCTAGACTGTAGCACTTCGGTAGCCCACACAAGCCGCTCCGTTATGGAGTCCACTGGGGCATAGGGCCAGATGGTTGGCATTATGCAAACTCCCTCTGGTTTTTCCGCATGATGTTAAGAACCACCTCTTCGCCAGCGTCGGTTGCAAGATAGTCGCCAACCATGCGCGGATCAATTACATTTATGATCTTGTAATTACTGCCGCCAACGCCATCAAGTTTTCTGTCCAGCTTTGCGCTTGTCTCTGAGGTCATAACCCGCTCGCCTTTTTCAAGCAGCCATGTCCCTGTTTTCGGCACGCTGTCGATACCATCGTGAGCCATGCCCTGTATTTTAACAGCCTTGACAGATCCAACGATTGAA